TTTGAAGGATTGGGGGGGGGCGCCGGGTATTCTGCAATCCTCCATACGGCAGAGAAATTGGGGAGTGGGTGCAGAAAAGCTACGAGGAAGGCCACAAGGAGAATACCCTGGTGGTTATGCTCATACCGGCCCGGACGGATACAAAGTATTTCCATGATTACATCCTGCACCGGGCAGAGGTGAGATTTGTGAGAGGCCGCTTGAAATTTGGCCAGGCGGCAGCAGGAGCCCCATTTCCATCAATGGTGGTGATATTCAGGGGGCCGAAGATGTGAGGTGATGAAGATGGCACTGGAAATTGTACCAATAAGCTTGAAAGAGGCAAATGCCTTTGTAGAGAGATACCACAGACACCACAAGCCGGTAACTGGCCACAAGTTCAGTATTGGATGTTCTGATGGAGAAAAAATTGTAGGTGTGGCAATCGTTGGGAGACCGGTATCAAGATACCTGGATAATGGTTGGGTATTAGAAGTCAACCGCCTATGCACAGACGGAACAAGAAATGCCTGCTCAATACTCTATGCAGCGGCATGGAGAGCGGCGAGGGCTATGGGATATAAGAAAGTGATTACATACATTCTTGAAACAGAACCAGGAACAAGCCTGAAGGCAGCAGGATGGAAATGCGTTGGGCAAGCGGGAGGTGAACGGTGGACTGGGAAAAGAAGGCCTGAGGTAGATCTGTACCCGGCACAAATGAAACTGAGGTTTGAAAGGGAGGACAAGGATGGCCAGAAAGAAGAATAAGGCAATTACAATCAATCGGAACCGGTACAACGATATAAAACGGATGGATCACGGCTCCATGGAGGAATATGTGAATGAAGTGTATGAAAAAGGCGTTGAGGCCGGGCAGAAAGCGGCAGCAGGATCATTTGATACAGCACTGGCCATGGAGGCAATCAGCCGGATCAAGGGCATTGGCCCGGTGAAAGTGCAGCAGATCAAGTTGGCTCTCATTGCAGCGGGAGCCAAAGACACTGAGAAGGCAGCAGGCGGCCAGAACGCCTGAGAACATATAAGGAGGATAAGAAAATGAATTTGACAACCAGAAGAACAGAAGGAACCACATGGAAGGACATTGCAGCCCTGGTGGCAGCAGGAAGCCTGAAGGTAGGAGATCAGATTGAGGATGAGCTTCTCACCGGAGAAAAGATGGTGTATGAGGTAGCTCATATCACGGAGGACAGAATGGACTTCATCAGCCGTGACACCATGGCAGAGAGATTTGCATGGAATGAGAACGGAAGAAACACCGGAGGCTTCAAGGAGAGTGACCTCTGCAAGGCTCTGAATGAAAAGGTATGGGAGCAGCTTCCAGAAGAACTGAAAGCTGTGATCTGTGAAAGAGAGTGCATCCAGGTTGTAGACGGCAAAGAGGAGAAATTCATGCTGAAGCTGTGGCTCCCTTCAGAATATGAGGTATTTGCAGATGGGTGGCTCTCTGATGCAAAGGAAGGGGAGCAGTTAGAGATCTTCAAGGATCCGAGAAACAGAGTGAAGATGGGAGGACACGGCGGAAGCCGGGCCACCTGGTGTCTTCTGTCCGTTCGTGGTGGCAATTCTACCAATGCCTGCAATGTCAACAACAACGGCAATGCCAACAGCAGCAACTGCACCAGTGGCTTCCGGGTGCCGCTCTGCTTCTCAATCAAGAGATAATCAAAAACAATCCTGCCGCTGTAACCGGCGGCAGGGTAACTGGTAGGGATACGCTAATGAATTTTCAGGAAGGGATAAGCAAATGGAATGGCTATTTGTATACGAAAATGGAGGATGGTGGCTGAAAATTGGCAACACGGAGCAGCTCACCGAGTACCACAAGAAAACAGATGGGAGCAGATATGAGGAAGCTCTGAAGATGTATACATCCGGCAAAAGACCGGAAAACATGAGCCTGGAAGAAAGAATAAAGATGGCCGGGAACAGAGACTATCAATACATGATAGGAGCAATCATGCAGGCCAGAAATTTGGAGTGCAGCATTCTGGATGGCTTTAGAGCCATGAACATAGAAATTGGAATGGCGGAGCTGAACACCATCAAAGAATATGGTGCGGTATACATCAACAAAGCAGGAGGGCACACCTTCCAGGTACACGAAACACAATTTTGCAGAAGAAAAGAGCTGATTTTCCCTGATTTCAAAATTGAGGATATAAGGGTGAAACGGTTCCAGGGCGGGTGCCATTGGTACGCCTATATAGGAGATATGCAAGTAAGGAATGGAGGTGAGCTGAAATGGAACACAGAGGCAGCGGCCAGGAAGGCAGCAGAGAGTATTGTGAACTGTTAGAAGAAAAAGTATGGGCAGAGGATGAACTGAAAAAGGCCAGAAACTTCAACAGGGCAGCAGTATCATTGATAATTTTGCTACTGTGCTTCATGGTGAGTATGCTTCTTTGCATAAAGAGGCAGGAGGAGAGCTTCAGACACCTGGAAACCAGGTATGAAGAACTGAGAGAGGAGCTGATTGGCACAGATTATGGAGAATAAGACACGAACCAGAAGGAAGGCAAGGAGAAGAAAGCGGATAAACCTGAAGATCCTGGGGATCATGCTCATAATTATTTCTGTGTCCTGCATCTGCATGGCAGCAGTGAAGAAAGAGGATGAGCCAGAACCACTCTCTGAAGCCACTGAGGTGGCCACAGAGGAGCCGGAGAAGGTTCAGGTAGTATTTATCCGGGAAGAACGGCCAACGGCAACAGAAGAGCACTCAACGGACTGGGATGCGTATGAAAGCTATTTACTGGCCAGGATTGCAATGGCAGAGGCGGAAGGAGAAAGCACTGAAGGAAAGGCCATGGTGATAAGAACGGTTCTCAATAGAGTTTGGGATGATGATTTCCCAGGAACCATTGAGGATGTGATATTTGAAATAAAAGACAGAGTTTTCCAGTTCAGCTCCGTTATGCCAGGGGAAAGATATTGGAATGTGGAACCGGATGCGGATTGCTACAAAGCACTCTATATGGTGATGGTAGATCACTGGGATGAGAGTGAGGGAGCCCTATATTTTGAGGCAACATCCAACGGAGAAGGAACCTGGCACTCAAAGAACCTGGAATACATAAAAACAGTGGGAAACCACAATTTCTATAAGTGATAGGAGGATAAGCAATGCAGATTTTCATGGGAGGAAGAGGAAACGGCAAGAGCACCGAGCAGATAATAGTGACCATATCAGAGGGCAATCCTGGATGTGTGCAGTTTTGCTGTGAATTGCTTTCAAAAGGAGGGTATGAGGCCCTCCTCATGCTCACAGAGGCAAGGCTAAAGGGCAGCAGGGCATATCAGCTCTGGAACGATTGCTGCGGAAGAGACACAGAAAAAGCCATCAAGGTGCTTCAGTACAGAAAAGATGGCCGGATCACAGAGGAAGAGATGAAAGACCACGTTTTTCAGCCGTGGGGCAAGCCGTTTGATCTGGAAGAAATTGAAAAGAGGGAAGCTGCAAAGCCTGAGGGAGGGTTCCTGAAGGCAAGGCATGGGATGATACTGGCCGGAAGAACACCGGAGGGAACTTGCCCAATGTGTGCGGTGAAACATGATCCGGATCAACCCCACAACCTTCAGAGCCTTGCATATCAGTATAAATTCTATGATGAGCATGGCAGATGGCCGACCTGGAAGGACGCAATGGAGCATTGCACCAAAGAGGTGCAGCAGTTCTGGATCCAGGCATTGAAAGAGAAGGGGGTGAAGATTGATGGATAATGATGAAATGAAGGCAATCCTGCATACCGGAGGAAAGAGTGATAGGCTCCTCATGGAGGAGGGCGGCATGGTATCAATCAAAGATCTTCCATGGCTCAGAGCGGTTGCAAATGCCTGGGATGGCGTTGAGGTAAGAGTAAAGAAAAACCAGGGTGAAAGCTACAGCCTGGTGGGTTGGAATGAATGTGACTGTGAAATAGATGCCAGAGTAAAAGAGGCAATCTGGCAGATGGAGCAGGATCCGATCTTTGGAACCTATTGCGGGAACCGGGAAGATTTTGAAGAGGCGTGGAGAGAAGGAAGATATGAACCGGCGGGCGGAATTTCCTTCCTACCTAAAAACGTGGAGATCCTGGATGAGACTGAAGAGGAGCACCTGATCAGGTTGATCACATCACATCCGGGAATGAAGATCCTTCACATGGTAGATGCTGAAGTATGCTGCGGAGAGGATAGTGGGTACTGGGCAGGCACTATTGGATGGTGCCGGGTATCAGAATACATATTAACGGACAAGAACAGCCTGGGCGGCGGAAGAATATGGGAGAGGCATGAAGCCAGTGAATTGGTGGATCTCATTTCCGAGGATGCAGAGGAGAAAGCGGCAGCGGGAAAAGCACTCAGCCAGAAGGAAAGAGACCGGATATACCAGGAGGCCCGCCGTAAAGCCTGGGAGAAAGTGGCACAGATGCCATGGCAGAGGGCAATCATTGTAGATGTGACCACCCTGGATGAAGATACGGAGGAGGTAAATGTCTGAGGAAGAATTTGAAGAGATATGCAATGAAGTCCTGGCCGGGCGGCCTATATATAAAAGTCTCAAATTCATAGAGAGCGGCATTCCGAGATGGAGGCTGCACATATTGGAACACAATATGGCACCAAACGGAGGAGACAGAGAGCTCCTCTGCATTGAGAAGCCAACAAAAGAGGCGGCCCTGGCAGCAGGCGGGAAAATATTGAGGGAGAGGATGCAAAAGTGAACAGACGGCAGAAAAGAAAGCAGTTCAAGAAAATCTATGGAATGACACCGGAACAGTATGAGAAGTGGTATAGAGAGCACTGGCCGGAGCTGATCCGGGAAGGCATGAACAACTTCTCAGAGGCACTGAAACGAATGGGAGCAGAGGTGTCCGAGGCAATCAGAGAGATTGGAGAAAGTTGGAGAGAATACGGAAAAGAACTCAACCAGGCAATGAAGTATACGGAAACTGAGAATATGCTCAGGAAAGCCAATCAGATGCCGGAAGGAGTAGATAAGAGCCTCCTGAAGCATATTGGGATCCGGACGGATAGAGCGGGATGGGTATATGATTTCTGGTTTGATGAGGCAAACAATGAGTATTTTGTGGAATTATTGCAGGAAGGGGTGAGTGAGTAATGGCAGGAGCATGGATGTTGCTGAAATTTTTAGGAGTATGCTGCCTGATCGTGTTGGCCGCATTGGCACTGATGATTTTGGTGGCCTGCTTTGTAGCAGTATGGAAAGCAATCACTGAGAAGAAATAAGGAGGAGAAGAGCATGGAGAAAGATATTCAGACAAAGATGGAAGAACGCCAGGAAGTAATAGACGGCATGAGAAGCCTTCAGGCAGAGGTAGGAAAGAATGCCAGAGAGCATGGATGGTGGGATGGAGAGGAGAGAAGCTTTGGAGAGCTGATTGCCTTGGCCCACAGCGAGCTCTCAGAGGCCCTGGAAGAGTACAGAGAAGGCCATAAGCCGACTGAGACATACTACAGAGAGCAGGATGGAAAAATGGAGGGCATACCGGCGGAACTTGCGGATGTGGTGATCCGCCTCATGGATATGTGTGATCATTATGGAATAGACCTGGCAGCAGCAGTTGTGGAAAAACATGAATTTAACAAGAGCAGACCATACAGACACGGAGGGAAGGTGATATAGTGGCAAGCCTGACACTGGAAACAAAGAAAGACATTTTGAGAGATTTTCTCCTGGAAGCTGCGGATGATGATTTCTTGAAATGGCTTGAAGGAAATGGATATTTCACGGCTCCGGCATCAAAGAGTCATCATGGATCAGAGGAGGGTGCCCTTTATGAGCACTCTCTTCAGGTGGCGTATGAGCTCATCAACCTCACGGAGAAACTGGGGCTGAAGTGGCAGAGGAAGAACAGCCCGCAAATTATAGGAATGCTGCATGATGTATGCAAAATGGATGATTACCTGATCCGGGAGGAAGTAATTGGTGCAACGATAGACGGAGGCAAGATCTATGGCAACCCTCAGGTGGAATGGAACAAAGAAAGAATATGGCCAGGACACGGAGAGAAGAGCTTGATCATGCTGATGGGGCACATCAATCTCACGGAAGAGGAGAAAATGTGCATCCGGTATCACATGGGATCCTTCACAGACAGCAAAGAGTGGGAGTTTTATTCCAGGGCCGTGAAAATATATCCGAATGTGCTTTATACGCACATGGCAGATATGATTGCATCACAGATAAAAGGAGTTTGAACAGATGAAGAAAACAGTGGCATTTGATTTTGACGGAGTGATCCACAGCTATGAGAGCGGATGGCAGGGAGCAGCAGTTGTGCCGGATCCGCCGGTGCCGGGCATAAAAGAAAGCATTGAGGCACTGAGGGCAGCAGGCTATGAGGTGGTTATTGTATCATCCAGGGCAAACACAGAGGAAGGCTTCCATGCAATCCACAATTTCCTTCAGAAAAATGGAATTGAGGTGGACATGGTGACAAACAATAAACCGGCTGCGGTGTGCATTGTGGATGATAGAGCCATCTGTTTTGATGGAAATGCAAAGAGCCTGGTTGAGAAGATCGTGAACTTCAGACCATGGAATGCAAAGGAGGCAAAAGTGTGAATAACTGTAATTTTATAGGCAGGCTCACCAGGGATCCAGAGGTGAGATATACCCAGGGAGAAAAACCGCTGTGCGTGGCAAGGTTTACCCTGGCAGTAGACAGAGCAACAAAAAACCAGGGAGCAGACTTCCTGGCGTTCAAGGCGTTAGGGGCGAGAGGAGAATTTGCTGAGAAGTACCTGAAGAAAGGCATGAAGATAGGTGTATCTTCCAGGGCAGAGGCAGGCTCCTATACAGACAAGAATGGAAACAAGGTGTATTATACAGAATTTATTTGTGAAAACTTCACATTCTGCGACAGTAAGCAGAGCGGCCAGGCGGCAGCAGGAGATGGCTTCATGGATATTCCTGAGGGGTATGATACCGGCCTTCCGTTCAATTAGGAGGTGTGATGGGTGACAAAGGAAGATTTGCAGCAACTTTGCGATCTGAGGGAAGAGATCGCTGAGATTGAAACGAAAATAGCCAAACTGAGCAGCCGAGGCAGCAGGATTGTTTCCGACAAGGTGCAGGCATCAATGAAAGATTTCCCGTACACGCCAACCTCAGTGAAGATCACCGGTTTTGATGTGGTGGCGGATAAAAACACCAGAGCACAGATCATGAATAAGAGAATGCTATTGGAGAAGAGGAGGAACCAGGCAGCAGAACTGGAAACCAGGATCACGGCATTCATAAACTCTATACCACAGAGTAAGATCCGGAGAATGGTGGAATACAGATACATAGATGGATGCACCTGGGAGAAGATAGGGCGGATCTTCCATTGTGACCGGACAACGGCAGAGAAAGCCGTGTCAAAGTATCTGAGAGAAAATGGCGGGGAAAATTAAACTTTCCCACAATTCCCATTTTTTTATGTTATTATTGTATCAGGTGAAAATTTGTTAGCTTATCCCTATCATAATTGAATCCTGAAAAAGGGCATCTCATAGCGAGGTGCCTTTTTGTTGTGCAAAGGAGGGATAAAGATGCAAAATATTCAGACCAAAATCAACAAACTACTGCTTGCCCTGAGCATGAAGGGGATTGTATACAAAATCAACACTCAGCAATATTATTCAGAGAAGCAGGAGAGAATATGCACAAGGATGATATTATGGGAAGAACACCCAAACAGAGACGGCGAAGCATTTTATAGCAAGGTGAAGTTGCTGAAATACTTGGCGGAGCGGTGGAAGGAAGTGAATGAGGATGGATCCACAGCAGAAGGAGAGAATGGATGAGCTTGCCGCCCAGATGAGTGAAAAGCAGAAAGCATTCTGTGATTTTTATGTGGAGACACTCAACCAGACGGAGGCCGCAATCTTGGCCGGTTATTCAAAAAAGACCGCAAGAACAACCGGAAGCGAAAACATGACAAAACCATACATAAAAGAATATATAGATCTGAGGCTTGCAGAATTGGAAGAGGCGAGGATTGCAGACGCTTCCGAGGTGCTGAGGTATCTCACTTCTGTGATGAGGGGAGAGGTAAAGGATCAATTTGATCTGGATCCGTCACTTCAGGACAGAACAAAGGCAGCAGAACTCCTGGGGAAAAGATACCGGCTATTTGTGGATAAGCAGGAGATTTCCGGCAAAGTCGAGGGAGTAACGATCATAAACGATATTCCGAGGGAGAAGAAAGATGGAGGTTAGGCTCTCTGAGCTGATTGCACCTCAGTTCTATGATATTCATTGGGATATTATAGAGGGCAGACACACCCACTATAAACTGTATGGAGGAAGAGGATCAACAAAAAGCTCATTTGTGAGCATAGAGATCATCATGGGGATGATGGAGGATCCAGATGCCAATGCAGCCTGCTTCAGGCGGGTAGGGAACACATTGGCGGAGAGCGTGTTTGAACAGCTCTTGTGGGCCATAGATGCCCTGGGAGTTGCACACCTATGGAAGCCGAGCATATCACCTCTGAGGCTGACCTATAAGCCGACAGGGCAGAGGATCGTGTTCAGAGGATGTGATGATCCAAACAAGTCAAAATCAATCAAACTGAGGCATGGCTATTTCAAATACATCTGGTATGAGGAAAGAGCAGAATTTGAGGGAGATGAGGATGAAAGAAAGATCAACCAATCCCTCATGCGTGGCGGTGATAAATATGTGGTATTTTACACCTGGAACCCGCCAAAGAGCCTGAACTCATGGGTGAACCAGGATGTGCTTCAGGAGAGAGAGGATACATTGTGCAGCCACTCCACCTATTTGACGGTGCCGAGGGAGTGGCTTGGAGAGCAGTTCTTCATAGAGGCAGAGGAACTGAAGAAAAGAAAGAGGCTTGCATACCGGCATGAATACCTGGGTGAAGCAATAGGCACCGGCGGCAAAGTATTTGATAATGTGATCCTGAGAGAGATCACGGATGAGGAGATTGCAATATTTGACAAAATCAAGCAGGGGCTTGACTTTGGATTTGCTGCGGATCCTCTGGCATTTGAGAGAATGCACCTGAATAAAAAACAAAGGCGGCTGTATATTTTTGCTGAGATTTACCAGGTAAACCTCAAAACCAGGAAGGCGGTGGAGGAGATCCGGAAACTGAACCCTGAGAACCGCATAATAACAGCCGATAGCGAAGAGCCCCGCTCCATTGCAGCAATGAATGAGTTGGGGCTCAGAGTATATGGAGCAAAGAAAGGCCCTGGCTCAGTAGATTTTGGAATGGCCTACCTGAGTGATGATCTGGATGAGATCATCATTGATCCGGTACGCTGTCCGAATGCGGCCAGGGAATTTTCAACCTATGAGCTTGAAAGGGATAAAAACGGCAATTTCAAAGGATCGTACCCGGACAAGGACAACCACAGCATAGATGCAACCAGATATGCCTTGGAGGATGAGATGGTAAACAAGAAGGCGAAGATCAGGAACAAAGCAAAGAGGGGCCTGAGGTAAAGGAGGGAGAAAAGTGTATAGATTTTCATACCCGGCAGAGAAATTTGACGAGAGGAACCTGGACAAGAATGCGATCCTCACCCTGGTGAGAAAGCATGAGGGAATGGTTGACCGGCTCATCAAGAACAAAGCCTATTATGACGGCCACCACGCCATAGAGAACAGACAGAGAGACAAAGATGCACCAAACAACAAAATGAGCTGCAACCATGCAAAGGATATTTCCGACACGGCCACCGGATACTTCATGGGAAACACTATCACGTTCTCCAACACCGGAGATGCAGACATAGAGCCGCTGCTCACGGCATTTGATGAGGCAAATGTGGATGATGTAGATGCGGATAACGCTCTGGATATGAGCATTTATGGCCTGGCCTATGAATATGTGTATGTGAAAGAGGGAGAAACAAAGCCTCTTTCAAAGAATATTTCCCCGGTGTCCACCTTCATTGTGATAGATGATACGATTGAGGAGAATGAACTCTGCGGGATCTACTACTACAGAAAAAAGAATGATGTGAATGAAACATACATCTATGTGGCCACGGTGAGCACTGCTCATTATACCTATGTGCTCAACATAGAGAACACGGATGCCACTCAGATGGTGACGGAAGAACCGAAAGAGCATTATTTTGGGGAACCTCAGATCATTGAATTTCTGAACAACAAGGAAGGCATAGGAGACTTTGAGCAGCAGATCTCACTCATAGATGCCTATGATACCCTGATGAGTGACCGGATCAATGACAAAGAGCAGTTCATAGATGCGGTTCTGGTTCTATATGGAGCACTCATGGGGGATGATGAGGAAGAAACCACGGAGGCCCAAAAGCAACTGAGAGAGAATAAGCTCCTGGAACTTCCGGCGGACGCAAAAGCGGAGTATTTATCCAGGCAGATGGACGAGAGCGGAGCAGAGGTTCTGAGAAAAGCCATCAAAGAGGATATATACAACTTCAGCCATGTGCCAAACTTCATGGATGAGAATTTTGCCGGGAATGTGAGTGGAGTGGCCATGGAGTACAAGCTCCTGGGCCTGGAAATGATAACGAAAGTAAAGGAACGCCAATATAAGAAGGGCCTGAGAAAGAGGATCCGCCTCTATTGCAATTTCCTCAAAATGAAAGCAATTCTGATGGAAGCAGGATCCATTGTGGCCACATTCAGCAGGGCACTTCCTAAAAATCTTCAGGAATTGGCTCAGATCGTTCAAAACCTGAAGGATTCCGTATCAGCCAGAACACTTCTGAAGCTGCTTCCGTTTGTGGAAGATCCTGATTATGAAATTGAAGAGGTTGAGAAGCAGAAAGAGGAAGATGTGAGACGGCAGCAGGAACTTTTCAGCCAGGGAGCCAACACTCCTCCTGATGAAATAGAGGAAGAGGAGGATGTGATCCCGGATGATGAGGAGGAAGAGCAGAACAAACCTCCGAAGGAAGAGGACAAAGAAAAGGGCAAGGATAAGGACAAGAGGTGATCTGAATGGGATACTGGGAAAACCGGCAGGCTCAGATGATGTATGAATACATGAAAGATGCTGAGGCAGTATCCCAGGAGCTTGCCGATCTGTACGCAAAGGCTTCCAGGAGCCTGAACTACAGAATTGATGAGATTTATGATAAATTCAAAGACAGACACAACCTGAGTGATGATGAGGCTGTGAAGCTCCTGAATACGCTCCGGGATAAAACGGACATTGAGGAGCTGAAGAAAGCCCTGGCCAAAGATCCGAAGAATGCGGGGCTTTTGGCAGAGATGGAGAGCGGGGCATACAGAGCGAGAATTGAGCGGTTGGAACAGCTTCAAGCAGAAATAGATAGAATGATGCAGGAAGTATACAACCAGGAAAAGAAAATCACAACCAGGCATTATGCAGATCTGGCCAGTAATTCATATTACCGTGAGATCTACAATGTGCAGAGGCAAGTTGGTTTTCAGTTTTCCTTCTCAGCCGTGGATCCAAAAGCCGTGAGCATGGTGCTCAATTCAAAATGGAGCGGTGCAAACTACTCAGAGAGAATATGGAAAAACACCCAGGGAGTTGCCGATAATGTGAAGGAGCAGATGATTCTTGGCCTACTCACCGGAAAGACAGAGGGTGAGATGGCAAGGGAGATTGCAAATAAATATGCAACCGGGGCATTTGAGGCCCGGAGACTGGTGAGGACAGAAAGCAACTTTGTTTCTGGACAGATGCAGCTATCAGCCTATGAGGAATGTGGTGCGGAGCAGTATGAGTTCGTGGCAGTCCTGGATCTAAGAACCTCAGAGATATGCAGGAGCCTGGATGGGAAAGTGTTCTACACAAAGGATGCACAGCAGGGGGTGAACATGAACCCTATGCACCCATTTTGCCGATCAACAACCATCATACACCTGGGGCCGGATGTGGCAGCAGGATTGAAGAGAAGAGCCAGGGATCCGGTAAGCGGAGAAAATAAACTGGTTCCGGCAGATATGAACTATAGGCAGTGGTATGAGAAGAACGTGGCCAACAACCCAAAGGCCCAGGCCGCTGAGAAGATGATCCTGAATAAGAGCTCAGATCAGAGGCAATGGGAAAAATACAAGAATGTGATAGGCCAGAAGGCGGGCAAAAGCCTTGCAGCATTTCAGGATATAAAGTATAATGAACCTGAGAAATGGCAGCAGATCACAACCAGATATAAAGATACCAAACTGAGTGAAAAGCTGAGATCCGATAAAACCAACAAAACAATCCTCTCAGGCAAGCAGGGAAAGCACCTGATGAACCATAACAACTATACAGAAGGCAGGAGCTACCTCTATATCACGGAGCAGCAGGCCCAGGAACTTGTGAACCAATATGCAGGAACCGGAAGGATCATCCGCTCCAATAGTGATGGGAAGTGGCAAAGCAAAGAGAAGATTGTGGTGGATCATAATATAGGGCGGTACATCAATAAATTTGATGGAACCGAGGAGGACACAAACGCCTTTATGATTTCATACTCAAAGGGAGGCGTACATATCATACCGGCAAGGAGGGAATAGGCCATGATAATCAAAAGTGAATATATGGGCAAGAGGGTGAAGATCCTCACAGCGGATGGCCAGGAATACTCCGGGAAGGTTGTGGAGATGGAAGGGCCTGAAGCCACAGAAAGCGGTGAGCCTGAAATTGGGATCAACTATGCAGGAGGGATCCGGATGTTTGCGGAGAGCGAACTGGACGGAATAGAGCTCCTGAAAAAATAACTGAATAATACAAACGGCAGCAAGAGCTATGTGGAAACACATGGCTCTTTTTATATGCAAATTTTGAAGAGAGGAGGATCAAAGCATGAATTTTGGTGAGGCACTGGAAGCCCTGAAGGGCGGAAAGAAAGTGGCAAGAGCAGGATGGAATGGCAGAGGAATGTTTGTGGTGTATCAGAAAGGATACCCTCAGGGGATCCCCTGCAACAAACAGACGGCGGAAGCCTGGGGAATGAATGAGGGCGAGCCATTTGTGTGCAACCCATATCTTCAGATCAAGAATGTTGATGGCTCTCATTCTATGTGGGTGCCGTCTATCGGAGATTGCCTTGCTGAAGATTGGAAAGTGGTGGAATAGAAAGGCGGTGATCCTTTTATCTCCCCGGCTGAGGGTTAGAAAGTCGGCCAGAAGGCAGCAGGACGGCCTAAAACAATAACGGCTGCATAAATCAACCAGAAAGTGAATCTGTGGGGCCTATGGGGCAATGCAGGGGCATAGAGGAGGACAACATGAAGTATATGAACAACCATTATGGTGTAAGCAGAGTATTTGGAAACGCTCATTTCAAAATGCCGGTAGATATTGACGGCGGAGAAGGAGGAGCGGGCGGCGGTGGAGCCGGTGGCAGCGGTGCCCCAGGAGATGCCGGAGCTGATGGAAAAGACGGAGCAGGAGATGGAGGAAAGACCGGAGAAGGAGATCAGGGTGTGAGCTTTGATGATTTTCTGAAAAATCCGAAAAATCAGGCTGAGTTTGACCGAAGAATAGCAAAGGCTCTGGAAACCAACAAAACCAAACTTCAGGCGGATTTTGCCGTTCAGTTAGAGAATGAGAGAACTGAAGCTGAGAAAATGGCAAAAATGAACGCCGATCAGAAAGCCCAGTATGCAAGGGAAAAGAAGGAGAAGGAATTGACCGACAGAGAGACGGCAATTACCAAAAGAGAACTGAAAGCAACGGCCATTGAGCAGCTTGCGGAGAAAAACCTTCCTACCTCTCTGGCAGAGGTGCTGAACTATGCAAGTGCTGAGGAATGCAAGGCCTCCATTGAGGCTGTAGGAAAGGCATTCCAGGAAGCGGTAGAAAAGGCGGTGGAAACACGCCTTGCAGGCGGAAAACCGCCGAAGAAAGCCCCGGATGGCAATGAGGCCACATTGGAGCAGCAGATCATGAAAGCAATGAAAGGAGAATAACGAACAATGGCTATTAACACATTAGCAACAGCAACAATTTTTCAGACCACCTTGGATCAGATTGCGGTTCAGGAGGCTAAAACCGGATGGATGGATGCAAATTCCGGCCAGGTAGTATATAACGGCGGTGCGGAGGTAAAGGTTCCGAAGATCTCCCTGGATGGCCTGGCAGACTATGACAGAGACAAGGGATACACTCAGGGAAGCGTAACATTGGAGTACGAAACCCTGAAAATGACACAGGACAGAGGCAGAAAGTTCCAGTTAGATGCCATGGATGTGAATGAGAATAATTTTGTAACCACAGCAGCAACTACCATGGGAGAGTTCCAGAGGGTTCATGTGATCCCGGAGATTGATGCGTACCGTCTGAGCAAACTTGGCACCCTGGCCATTGCAAAGGGAAATGTAGAGTATGGCTACACTCCGGCAAAGGACACCATGCTTCAGAAGATCAAGAAGGCCAGAGCAGAGCTCAGAAAGAAGGGCTTTGTTGGCCAGATCATGATCCACATCACCTCTGATGCCCTTATGGAGTTAGAACTTGAACTGGCAGCTCAGCTCAGAGCGGCAACATTTAAGCAGGGAGGAATTGATACAACGGTTCCGGCAATCGACACAGACACCCTGCTCATTGAGACTGCGGATGATCGTATGCACACGGCCATCACCATGTATGATGGAAAAACAAGCACCCAGGAAAAGGGCGGCTTTGTACCGGCAGGAAAGCAGATGAATTTCATTGCTATTGGCCGCACTGTGCCGATTGCAGTAACTAAGCAGGACAAGATGAAGATCTTCACACCTGATCAGAACCAGGATGCAGACGCATGGAAGATGAACTATAGAAGATTCCATGATGTGTGGACAATGGACAATAAGCAGGAATTTGTATATGCAAATGTGAAGGATGCAGAGTAAAAAGGAGGGCATGACACATGAAAACCATGATCAAGGATAATGTGATCCGGAACGTGCCGGATGGCATGGTGGCAAAAAGAACCGCCGAAGGATACAAATTCATGGATGAGCCTTCTCAGGTGCCTCAGAATGCTTCAGAAATAGTACAGCCTCAGAATGATACCAATGGAGCCGTGAAAGCGGTTCCTGAGGGCACTGAGGAGCCTCAGGAAGGCACTGGCGAAGTGCAGCAGGAAAAGAAATACGACTGGCAGGAGCTTTCCTCTGAAAAAGAGAAGAAAGCAGCACTGAGCAAACTGAAGGTTGAGGAGCTGAGAGAAATTGCAAAGGAAATGAAGATCCAGGGGTACAACAATATGAACAAAGATACCATTGTAGCAACCATCCTGAACCATTAAGCCGGAGGTGACAAAGTGACAGATCTGGAAATGCTGAAGAAACTGACAGGAGAAGATGATGAGGAACTGCTCACTCTCCTGCTTCAGATGTCGGAGGAGAAAATACTGGCACTGGCAAACAGAACCAGGATGATCTACCCGCTGCGGCCTGCGGTGCGTAACTGGGCTGTGGTAGCATACAACCGCCTGGGAACCGAGGGAGAAACAAGCAGGAGTGAGGGAGGAATTTCTTCAGCTTTTGCGGATATTCCTGAAGATATTAGCCAGGCAATCAAGAACTATAGACTGGGGAGGGTGAGAGGCCATGCGTATGAGAAAAAGCCTGATGAAGAAATACCATCTGAGGAAGAGGGTTCCTAAGAAGGACAAAGAGGGCGGAAGTATAACAGAATATGCAGAGGCAGTGGAGATCAAGGCAACGATCTGGCCCGCAAGCGGAAGAGTGCAGGCTGAAATGTACGGAGAGAGGCTCACATACATCAAAAACATGGAGTATGGGGGCAATGAGACCATGCAGGAAGGTGATGGCATTTGTGTATTTGTGGGGCCGGAAAGTGCGCCGGACTATAAGATCATCTCAATCAAACCTGAATACAGCCCAAAGCTGATGGAATTGGAGAAGATTTGAAATGGCAGTAAACGGTGTGGAAAGCCTGATGAGA